GTTCGACCAGTAAGTCGAAACTCACTGGAGCATTCATCATGCGCGATCAGGTATATCAAACGGAGAACCTTAAGAACTCTAACGAGTCTTCTGGTTCCGAGTATGTGATCCGTCACGCGTATCGTGATGATGCCATAAGTACCATTCCGAATCGGAATGGAACTTTCTCCACGCCTACGGCCTATAATACCTATCGGTATGGCCTAGATGTTGGCGGTGGGAGCCTAGACACTATCAGTGACTATGGCCTTTTCGGACCCTGTTACAAGAATTTGTACAGGCAAGACCACTCCACGGTTACGTTCGGGCGCCCCGTCGGGGCACTCGGAAATAATTATGGTGTGTGGTCTGGAGGACAGTGGAAGAAAATTCCTTCTGTCCCTGGTTTTCTTGAAAACCAGGTTCTCTCTGAACTCCAACGAAAAGTTCGCCAGCAGGGTTGGTCGATGTCTCAAACGTTTGGCGAATTGCCAAAGACAGTTGAACATCTTGTCAACACTGCGACGACTCTCTTGCAGCTGTACAATGCTGTAAAGAAGGGCCGTTACGCACCGGGCTTTTGGAAATTGCCGAACAATCGTCGGTTTATTGCCACTAGCGATCTTGCGAAGCTCCCGAAAGGGAAGAAGCTCTCCAAGAACGCAGCCCAGCTTTGGCTCGAATTGCAGTACGGATGGAAACCCCTTATACGGGACATCTATTCTGCAGCCGAAGCAATCGAATCCGGACTTAAGGACCCGGTTTCGAAGTACGTTGTGGTCAAGAAAGTGCACGACGCACAGCCTCCCAATGACCTATCGGTCGTTGGTGGCTATGGCCGAGTGCGCTATGATGGCCACGAAACGTATGTTGTGAAAGCAGGGATTCGCGTCTTTGTTAGTAACGCGACTCTTGCACGAATTGGTGCACATGGGTTAACAAACCCTATGGCACTAGCGTGGGAGTTGTTCCCGCTGTCGTTTGTCATTGATTGGTTGTATCCAATCAAGCCATTCCTAGAAGGTTTAACAAACCATATAGGTCTGCGTTATGATGATGGATATCTCACCAAGTATCTTGATTGGAAATATACAGCCAATCTTGAACTTGAGGACCCGCACTACCATTGTGTAGATTCCGGGCGTGAGTACCACTATCGAGCGGGACACCTTGGACGGAGATACGAAGGTGGCGTAAGCCACACCGAGTATGGGACATGCTTCAACCGAGAGCATTTACCCGTTCCTCCTCCACCAGTTCCTTACTGGAACCCAAACTTGAACAAGTCGAAAATCACCTCTATGGTGGCTCTTCTTGTATCAAGTCGGAAGTGACCTCACTAGTCGCCGGTGATTGGAAATTCCTCCTTTCATTGTACCTCATGCCTTGTTACCCAATAAGGATAGTAGTATGCCTGCTATCACCTCCTTCACGATCAATGATCGTGAATCCACGCCGGTCGCACATACGTTCGAACCGGTGTCCTTTGACGGCGTGAAAGCCGTATTCGCGGAAAATGGCGCAAGCGCCATCGCGGATAAGGTGATCTCGCTGATCAGCCGCACCACCACTGGCGGGTACCGTAAGGTTTCCGCCAAGGTGGCCGTACCGACCGTGTCGGTCGACTCGTCGTCGGGTGTTGACATCTCGACCCTTCTGCGCAAAGCGCACGTCACCGTCGAATGCACTTTCGCCGAGGATGCTACGGATCAGGAAATGAAGAACGCGGTTGCTTTTGCCGCGGGAATCATCTCCGAGTCCAATACGCTCCTCGACCCGGTGCTGACGGAACGTGAGAACCTTTACTGATGTATCGGTTCATGCTCAAAGCGTTCGGGTCGCTTCTTGGGGCGAACCCCGCGAAGCGGATGTCGATCATTTTGATCGCACTGGTCCTCCTTGGTTTGTCCCTCCTTTTCGGACAGGCCAACGTTTCTGATGGGCTTGATCTCTTTCGAGAGTTCGGCTCAATCGGTCTCCCAGTGTAACACATCGTAATCCTACGATGTAAAACCCAACTATCACTGTAAAAGGATAGAAAGATGACAAGTCGAATAGTCAAAAGCCGTAAGGCATATGATGACCGACTGCCAGCTGGGACAGGCGAAAAGTTCCGCAAGGAACTAATTAGCTTGATCGGTGGTGATGACTATAAGAGTCAGTACTTACGAGACGAATTGTTCTCTAAGTATCTAGACCCTAAGGTTGTTCCTCCTTCTCAGCGTCGAGACGCCGCTGTAAACAAGTGGCTGGATTGCGAGCAAACCAATATCTCAACGAATGGGCGTCTTTTAGTCCATTCGGCCAACTTTGGCTATGCCACCTCCGATAAGTTCTTTCGGATGGTGCGCACCTTAGTTGGTGAGATTCTTGGCGTACGTGGCGAGAGACCCCTACCCATGTGCCTTCTTAAGGCGGTAGGAATCTTGCAGCTTGTGCCACCAACTAATGGTGCAAGCACACGCGTCAAGCGCAGCCCTCAGGCTGCGATATCAAAGCTCGCTGGTGAAGCACACACCACCGTAGATGCTAAGCCGTACTGGGACTTCCTTGTAAAAGGAACAATGTTAGAATCCCAGCCGACTGGCATCGTTGATGGTAGTGTGATGTTTACCGTTGACAAAAAGTCAGATATTGATCGCGTGGCCTGTAAAGAGCCCGAAATCAATATGCAACTGCAACGGGGCGCAGGCGAATTTATCCGCCGACGTCTGCGAAAAGTTGGTGTTAATCTTAACGATCAAACAGTTAACCAACGACTCGCTCAACAAGCGCTTGGCTTAGGCCTTGCGACTGTTGACCTTAGTAGTGCGAGTGATTCCATCACGACACAGTTGGCTCTACTTTGCCTTCCGTTTAGTGTATGGTCACTGCTGGACGATCTGCGTGTCAAGCAAACACGTCTCCCAGAACCTCGGAACGAGGACCACCGCCTTGCGATGTTTTCATCTATGGGTAATGGTTTCACTTTCGAACTGGAAAGCCTTCTCTTCTATGCGATCACTCGCGTAGTTGCTCGGCTTTCTCGGGTTAAAGGTCGTATCTCTGTGTACGGCGACGATATCATCTGTTCGTCGCGTCTAGTGCCCCGCCTAAGTAGAGTGTTTCACTACTTAGGTTTCCGTGTGAATCTTAAGAAGACCCACTATCGTGGGTTCTTCAGGGAATCATGCGGAAAGCACTATTACAGAGGACTCGATGTATCTCCTTTCTACATTCGTAGAGAAGTATCCACGGTGTCGGATCTAATCCTTCACCTCAATCACCTGCTCGAATGGGATTCGAGAGATGGTGTCGGTGGGAACTATCCGTTCTTTACTGACATTAATCTCCTTGAGTTTCACGAGAGATGGTCAAAGCACGTCCCAGCCTTCCTTTGGGGAGGTTATGACGTTGCAGCGACTAACGCACTTGTGACGGGCCACAAACCGAGGAAGCGGTTGCTTCCAAAGAAGAGGCTTATCCGAGGCGTAGACCACGATGCAGCAATGTGTCTCTGGTTGATGATTGCGGACTTCCAAGAGTATAGAGATTCTCTTGAGGTGATGCCAAGTCAGGATTATGGATACGTCGTGAGACGTAATCCTCCTCCGAGTCTTGGCCAGCGGAACGCATGGTGCCCCTATGGGTTGAGAAACCCATAGGGTCCAG